TTTTATCTAAAGAACGTACATTCATATTAGTAAGTCCAGCTAAAACTCTTAAAGATGCACGTTTTGAAAGAGCCCATGCTTGATAAACGTTAATACGTGCTGGGCTTCCTGCACCTTTTGCCACAAGTTTATCAGCTGTCTTTAGAGTTACTGAATTATCAGAAGTAAACCGAAATGTAGTATTTGCAATAATAATATTCTTTGTTTTAAGAGGTTGCTTTTCAACTGAAACCATCATAAATACAAAACCACCACTTATACTTGAATCAATTTTGACAACATTCTTGAAATTATATTTCTCTGTTATTGCTACTTCTTCTTCTTTGTATTATAAAACAGCGACAAATCGCGCGTTGGAATTGCGACAAATGCCTTTAATTGTCGCAATGTGGTGAAGTTACGAATACTCGCCTAAACTTATTGCTTTGGTTACTGTGGTTATGTTGCGTCTTAGGTTTATTTCTCCTTCTATTGCTCTGAAGATGTACTTTACTGAGTCTATTGCAACATCTATTATGAAGGGGAATATTGGGTCAATCGCCTCGTGTATCTCGAATTCTGCTTGTATGTGTTCGCTTCCTATGTAGCGTTTAATCCAAAATGTCAAGGCTTCTAGTATCGTGAAGCTGGTTAGTTCATTATCTGGGTCAACTAGTATTAAAGGTGTGTATCTTTCAAAATCTACTGCTAAATAGTTGTAGCATAAGGGCCCTACAAATGAAGCTATATCATAACCTACTGTCTTTTGAAAGTTAGGTAAATATTTGCCAAACTCTGTGTTGTCTTCATCTGTCTCAACCGCTCCAACACTATCTTCGTGCTTCACAACGCTTAATCCGTACGCTTTTTCAGCTTTTAATGATTGTTTTGTTAGTTTATCAGTGCCGTAAATGGGTAAAGTAAAGTCTTCTGTTGTTGCTGTCGTTGGGCTTCCAAAGCTTACTTTAAAGCCATAGAAGGTCTGGTCAGATACAGTTACAACCTGTGGGTCTGCGGTCATTATTAATACTGGCTGTGAATTAAAGCGTCTCGATTGGCCTATTGTTGCCAAAAATGCTGTTGAAAAGAATTCAACTAACTCTTGATAGGTTATATCTGAACTCAAAAAAGATGTCGCAATAGCGATACTTTGCCAAGGTGTTATTTCTCCATTTGAATCACCATCAAAATTGACAGGTCGCCAATTGTGATAATAGCGCCAGTTGTCTTGACCATCCCAACCGATATATTCAGCAATAGCATCTAAAAGAGCATATAAATAGACTTCTGGGTCAGTAAACGTTAGATTAAAACGACTTGCAGCTGCATATTTGGTTTTAAAACTTCCATCTGTCCAGGTTATTTTTAACTCTCTTTGTTTTTGACCTGAAACGAATACCAACTTATGAGGTGAAGGATAGAGCAAATAACGAGTTGAAGTGCTCTCTTTTATTCTCAACCTTGTTTTAAATACCTCGTTTTTTGCGAATATATCAACTATATCGTTTTCGTTGAGAATTACGGAGTCATATATATAGTTAAGAAAACCACTGCCGTACTCTGTTGATGTGCTAAATTTTAGCTGATCACCAATGATAAAAAGCTCCTGAACCGTTGGCGCAGAAGCTAAATCACGTTCTATAATAAGCGTGTACGTTCCTAAAGTTGTTTCGTATGCTGGATACCAAGCCATTTTTTACCTAAAATCTAACGCGATTGCGATCGTCGTATTGGTTGATGTTTTGTTGAAATAGTCTGAATTTGTCGCCATCTAGCTCTCCAGTTAAACCCTTTGCTAGCTGCTCTCGCAATTCCTCTAAGCTTACGGAAACATCATCCAAAACAGCAATTAATTCTTCATTATTAGTTGCGACACTAACGGTTTGAGTAGGATTGTTTTGAGAATTTAATCCAACTATTCCTCCGTTTGCATAACGGCCTTCAACCATTGCTTCTAATGCTGTTCTGTTTTTGCTCGTAGCCTTAGCATTTACAACATAAGAACCATTTTCTGCATAACCTATAATACTATCTGATGTGCCTGTTCCTGGACCTTGTATCATTCCAGTATTAATCATTTCTAACGAGTTTTGATACTTTTCGGTTACTGATGGAGGAACTAGGAACTCACCATTACTTACTGCAACTAAGGTTGAGTTCATTGGTTCTGTGACCTGTAATCCACTCGCACTAGTCGTATTGTAATATTGTTGATTTTCAGATTTTACTGAGTTATAAAGTGTGTTCATTGGCTCGGTAACCATTAAGCCACTTGAATTGCTCATAACGTTATTTACCTGATTCTTAACAATTCCACCAGTAGCATAAGGAACTGGCTGAGCCAAAACCGCACCTGCTTGAGTCGCTCCAGTTGCTCCAGCTGCAATCATTTGAAATACGTTTGGAAAAGCCTTTGCAATGTTTATTGCTGTCTCAATAGCTATTTGAGCTAATGCCCAATCCCGATCACGATTAGCTTGTTTTTTCTTCTCGAATTGAACCTTTTTATTGTAAGAATCCTCGGCCTCATCACGTTTTTTAAGTAACTCTATCTTTTGAGTCTCTGTAAGATCAGTACGCTCTAGCTCAACATCATAACGGCGAAGCATACGCTCTTTTTCTTTTTCGATCTGAGCAATCTTTTCTTCTGACTGTCTTTTATTAGCCTGCATTAAGGTATTTACAACAGACATTCCAGCATTTTTGAACGGCTCAAAAGCTTCAATTGTAGATGCAATTTGTTCTTGTAAAGACTCTAATGCCATTTGATTCTGAGCTTCAATCACAGAAACATTGCCAATCATTGCTGTTTTTAAAGCCTCTAAAGATGCAATTCTTTGCTCTTGGGCTGCTCGCTCTTCGGCGGTTGTCGCTTCTAAATAACGAGTTCTTGCTGTGTTAATTTCTGCATCGATGCCTTTAATACTGTTTAGATCGTTGGCTAATGTTTTCCCAATCATTGGTACCGAGAGGGAATTCAGATTATACTGAAGTGTTTTTACTCCTGTCTCAGTTTTTTTAACCACATCAGCAACTACGTTAAACGCATTGTTTACTTGATCGAATGACGCTGTATCAATGCCAGCTGAAAAGGTTGTTGTTTCAGTATTTACTGTTGAGTTTTGAGTTGTAGCTCCTCCAGTTTTTTCCTTCAGGAGTTTATTTTCTCGCTCTAGCTCATCGTTTAATTTGCTTATGGATTCGGTTAAAATCTTCTTTTGCTCTGCATCAAAACGATCAGAATTAACTAAATCTGTTGATATAGCAATTCTTTCCTCAATGGCTCTAATATTTCTACGATGTGCAGCTGTCTCACTATCTCTAGCTTCAACAGCAACCTGTGCTGCTAAACCTTGAGCTTTTGCAAGTAACATTACATTCGGACCAAGTATTCCCAACTGTGCGCCCAAATTTCCCAATGCACTTAGCCATCCTTCAGTCGCAACTATGGCATCGGTTGAGCTGAATAAATCACCCACAGCGACCGTTGCATTTGTTAGCAGATTAGTTACATCAACTAGAATTCCTTTACTGTTTGAGAAGGATTTTAACAAGACTCCATCCCAAGCATTAGCTAGTCTTAGGCTTGCTTTTTCAAAAGAATCTGATTGTATTGCTGCTTGCTCATACGCTGTTCCTGTTCCAGTTACTTTCTCCTGCATTAATGCAACAGAGTTGGCATTCTTAATTAATAATTGAGCAGCGTTTAAATTCTCGCGACCGAAAATCTGTGTAAGCGCAGTGGTATCGTTTAAAATTGGTGAAAGCTTCGCCAAGGAATTAGCAAAGCCGTCTGTTTTTACATTAACATCATTAATTCCAAACTTAGCCAGTTTTGTTGTTTCAGTTTGAAGAATCGTAATGATATTTCTCAAAGCCGTACCAGCCTGAGAGCCTTTTATTGCATTGGCAGCTAAAACTTGAATACCAGCATTTGTTGCTTCAATCGGTTGATTAGCAGCTGCAAAACCTGCTCCAGCTTCCTTCATTGCTTCTGCAATTTCGTTCACTTCAGCTGCGCCGAATTTTGAACCTGCTGCGAGTGTATTTACCACTCTTGAAGCCTCTTCAGCACTTAACCCGAATTGGTTAATGGCTGAACTAGTTGCGTTTACTGCTGTTTTGAGGTCAATTCCAGCTGCTTCAGAAAGGGTAAGCGCTTCACGAGTAACGCTTTTTAATTGCTGTAAACCTGCATCTGTATTAAAATCGATTTTCTCAGCAAGTTGAGAAGCTACAAGTTTATAGGCTTCTAACTGATCTGAAGCTGCAATTCCTGTACGAATACTTTCTTCAACGGCTGTATTGCCCAAATTGCGAAGTGAACCTCCAGCGATTCCAGTTATTGCAGAAAGGTTTTTGAGCTGTGTCTCATATTTTGTACCGACTTCTATTGCTCGGCCAATGGCTTTACTTACTACTGCTCCAGCTCCAGCTGTCAAGCCTGCAATTCCTAAAGGTCCTGTGAGTAGATTTTTAAATGAATTGGTGATAGAGCTGGTTGCGCCTCCCGATTTTGAAGCGGCATTCTGAACTTTTTTACTCGTTTGGTCAAGCTCAGATTGGAACGAATCTAAATTCTTAACAGCGCCAGAACTGTCTAGTACAAGGGTAATTTTTATTTCGTTCGCCATAATTGCTCTAGTAAGTGGTTAAAGTAAAACTGTGCGGTTATGGAAATCTGACAGTTATTCATGTATTCGATGTGTTCAGGGTTTTTGGCACATCTTAAAATTCTCCAATCCCAATAAAAAAACTGCTCTCTGATCTGTGATAAACCCTCATTTATTTCAAGAGCTGGAGCGCCTTTTTGTTCTTGCTGAGCAGCTGAAAGTAGAGCATCTGCGCCACGTATCATACTTTCAGCTTCAGCAAACTCTTTGTTTATTGCAACAAAAAATCGGCCGTGCCTTTCTCTATTTGAGACATGGATAAATCTAACTCATCTTTGCCAGTCACATGTTTTTCAAAGCCTTGAAAAACGACTTTAGCGCACTCATAATAATGCTCTTCTAAGTTGTATTGATCACTGACTTTGTCATCTTTCCAACCCATCTGTTTTTTATAAGCTTCTTTTTGAGAAGCACTAACATTTGATGAGTTAATCATGACGTGCATGAGTTTTTTATAATTGTTGAGCGTTTTGGGAGCGAGTAAAAACTCAGCTTCTTTGTCGTTATGGATTGGGGAGTAAAGTGTATTGATGTTCATTTTTGTAAAGGTTTAACGTGATGAGTAAAAGCGAATTTGTGCAGCAGTTGCTGGCAATTCTGACATAAATGCGAGCTTATAACCTCGCTTAATTCTTCCTTGTACCGTTTTGATTAAGGTGTGATTTCTATTCACGAGAACAGGGATAACCTTGACTAGCGAGTCTGATAGCTCACTAGTGTCGGTTAAAATCCAATATTGCGAGTTAGGTGTTGTAACAGCTTTTGCTATGAAATTAGCTAAGCTTGCATTTTGAGGTGTTAGCCATTCATCGATTACATCACTAGCACCCGACTTGTCCCAACTGGCCTGATCAAAGTTGAATAGCAGGTAAGTGTCGTCTATATATTGTTTCATTTTCGAGCTTGAAAGCTTATAGATTTCACCCTCTACCTGTAACTCTACACCGAGTTTGTCGAGTTTGAACTCGTAATAATCTGTAACGCCTGGGTCTCCAGTTGTATTCGTGCGAATAGCTGCGTTATCAATATAATGACGACCTGCAAGTGTTGCCATGTTAGTAGTTCATGAATGATGTGCCAGGAGTAAGTTGGCCGTTGGTGGTTAACGCTGGGAATGACATTTGTCGAAGGCCCGCGGTGCTAAAACTTCTTAAAAAGTCTAATGTAAGAGAGTAAGATGATGCTGGAGATACTAATGTAGATGTTTTAATACCAGTTGTTGTTGAAGCGATTTCAGATTGTGCCAACAAAGAAGTTCCTGCAAAATTAGATGCATCTATTCTCTCAAGTGCTGATGCTGTATTAACCCTATTGTACGACATTGTAAATGGGATTCCCGCAATTGGGAAGTTTAATACTCTTCTAATAGCCGTGTTTGATCCAGCGGTTGTTACATTAAAATCTTGAATATTTGTAGCAAAAGCTGTTGAGGCAGCAGCGCCTCCTTCTAATCTGGAACTATAGCCATCTGCGAGACCGTTTAAATCCACATCCGCCCAGCCCAAATACCCAAGCAAATTCACATTATTAAAGATCTGCAAGCCTGCGCCACTTTTAACCATTCGCACAATAGCAAATTTCTTAGTACCAGCAACGAAAGAATTAACTTGTCTCACAACTAGTTTAGTCGTCTCGTACCATTGCAGATTAGGACCGTCACCAGCACCAACAACACGGACACCAACACCAGCTTTAGCCCATGCTATTAATTGATCTATGGCCGTTTGGCTGTAAATCGCAACTTCAATAATATTCTCATCACCTGCATATTGCACTTCACCTCTAGGATTTAACTCATCCTCGTAAGGTCTAGCAACAACCAACTCGCCCTGGTTATTCTTAATATTATTAACCTGAACCGTTGTACCGTTCAAAGGATTGTAGAAACTTAGTGTATGAATTCCATTTAAGTGTGACATAATGCGAAAAATTAAAAGGTTTATATGTTGCTCAGTGTCGGGAATCGAACCCGAATAAAACCATTCACCAAAAAAAAGAAAGGCAAAGTTTGCGCAAACCCTGCCTTTCGCAACTCATATAGTAACAACCTAAGCGCACACAGTTGTTACCTTTCTTGGGGTTTAATGACTAGGAGCTAGTGAACTTTTTAAAGCGAAATAGCCACGTTGCTTTTTGTCCAGCTGTAAATGAATTAACAACTTGACCAACATAGGGCAACACAGAAAGTACACTCTCCGTAGTTCCATCAGAGAAGGTTATTCTCACGTCAATGCGAGTCCCTGCAACAAATAGAGCGCGTAAAGCTGCTCTTTTGGTTAAATCAAAACACTGCACAGAGTATTGATTCATTTCGCCAGCCCACTGTACCTCCGCACGAGTGTTTTGCTCATCCTCGAAAGTACTTGGCTCATGTGCCGAATTGTTCTTAATCTCTCCGAGATCAACAGCAGCTGCAAAACTGTTTCCAGCTGCATCATATTCGACTTTGGTTATAATCTTAGACATCTTATTCTTTCCTAAATTTTAAGATGGAAGTTTTCTGAATTGTTTGATCGGCAATCCATCGTTGCCAATTTGAGATCTCATTTCATAAACGAGTTCTGCTCTTATATGCCAAGTTCCGTCAATAACTTCACCAGGCCATGCACATTCTACTGAAGCGACACAAGGAGAATTCCAAGGGATAGTCACGTCGTTATACGTGAATCCTGCTGGTCTAGCACCTTGTCCTATTGTTTCTGTCCACTCTGGCTCAAGTAATTTATACCTGTCGCCAATAACAATGTCTTCGTACAGTTCAGGGATAACAACTTCTTCAACTGGCATAATTAACAGGAGTAAAATGAGTTATTCTGAAATAGTTACCAGGCATAATTGTTCGCGTCTTATACCAAATTCCTTGTCGGCTGCGCTTGTTATTCCACACATTAGCCTCAATCGTCAACAGTGATTTCTTTTCTTGCATAGCTACCAAAAAACCAGCATGGCCAAATGGTCCATTTCCTCGCTTCCAGACTATAATCATTCCAGCTTCAGGTGTATAAGCTCCTCTTAAAACCTGCTTAGCAGAAATAGAATTAGATCGGATAAAATGTTGCGCTAAACCACTTCTTACACTTGGACTTTCGACTTTTGCCGAGTCCAATACATAAGAAACAAAGGCTGCACAATAGGGTTGACCCTGCTCTAATCCAACAAAATGCTGAAATGTCATCACCTTAGCACCGTCATTCATATTAGAGTTTTCGGTTGTTCCAATGTATGATTCAGCGATAGTTATATGGGTTGGTTGTGATTCAGCAGTGGCTAAACTAACCGAGAATAGAAGTGCAATGGCGAGTAGTAAAATCGCATAGGCAATATTACCCTTTTTGAGCTCATCAATAGTATTAATGCCTTTCAGCACAAACTTATCGAATAACACAAAAAGGCTTACCACCAGAGAGGCTTTTAATAATCCTGCGGCAAAAGCACTGTATTCAACCGCGAAGTTGAACGTGATTGCTGTTGCAACAATGGCAAAAAGCATCAAAAAAAGAGTGAAAACTTTACTTGTCATAGTGTTTTACAATTTTGATTGAATGAGCAGTTTAATTTCCTTCAGTTCAGCTTCAACGCGAATGAAAACTTCGTTAGTCACATACTTGCGTTCGTTGTCATCTTGCTTTTTATACAAGTCTAAAACGTCTTCTTGTAAGTGATTCACTTTTTCATCCACTTGTCCTAAGCGATAACTTGTTTTTGCAACGTATACCGCAAAAGCGAGTGCTAAACTTAGAAAGGCAACGACTGCGGAAATTAATTCAATGCTCATGATTATGTAATTTGTGCCAAGCTGGAATGAACAAACCAGCTCAGCTTTATGCTACTGCTTTACAGCAGCAAGTTCTTGTTTCAATGCAGCGTTTTCTGCTTCAAGTGAAGCTACACGCTCGTTCAATTTGTCGAGCTCAACAGCAACTTTGCCCAGGGCATTTACTGCGAGTTCAAACTTTGCTTCAACAGCAGCTGGCTGTGACTGACCTCTAAATGACTTACGTTCGTTCACGAAAGCTTGGAGGTCTTCAACACATTCTTTAATCGTTACCGCTGAAGCACTCAACTCAGAAGAAACTCCCTGAGCGGTCAACTCAGGGGTTTGTTTATCTTGGCTTTTGTTACTGCTCATCGTAGTAGTAAGGATTAAACTTTGATGTTTCTTACACGACGAATCGCATATTTATGACGGACCTCGTTAAAGCCTGTCATCTCAAAGCGGAACAAGCTTGCAGGCTCGTCTTCAATTTCGCCTTTTTCCCAAGTCGCTAGACCTGAGTTAGACTTCACAGTCCAATGTCCAACAGCATTTCTGAAGATGTACATCGAAGTCGTGTCATTTACTGGAGTGCCGTTATCGTTTGGCTCAGTATTCGTAATCACAGTGTCATCAACACGGATAATGCGAACGCCATCAATAAACTCAACTTGTTTTCCAAACTCATTGATCATTTGAGAATAGCTGTGCTTAATTTTTGCAATCGTAGTTAAACGTGCAGCAAGTGAGCGATTTACGATAACGCCATCAGCTCCCTTAATTTCAGCTTTCCATTTCTCGAAAGACTCCATGAACTTGTCATAGTTTGCAGAAGTTGTAAGATCAAATGAATCACCTGTAAACTTCGCATTAATTACACCTGTAATTCCAAGACCAGGAAGGTCTGTAGAACCATCCAATAAGGTTTTTAAACCTTTCATCACGTTAGATGAACCTGAACCTGCAACGATGTAAGCATCAATTGCATCAGCGGTTTCAATAGCGCGAGTCTGTAACTCACTGTCTAACCATGTGTCAATTGCAACACCAACACCTAAGTTGTAGTCACGCTCGAAAGAGGTGTCATGTTTTAAATCAAAACCATGAATACTTAACGCTGCACTTACGAGAGCAGGTCTTGTCATATCCTGAGAAGTGAAAGCGGCATTAATTGCACGAGCTGCTACAGTTTGACCTCCAGCGGCTGGTCTATACATACCGTCAGTAGCTCCTAGATCAAAATTGTTCAAGGCTCTGAGCAACTCAGATTCTTGATACACATTTTGAATAAAATTTCGCGCACGATCAGTAGTCGGCGCTTTGGCAATAGCGGTTAATTGCAGAATATCCATTACGCTTCTGCTCCTCCTAATTTAGCTGCAATAGCAGGGTGAATGTTATAGCGGCTTGGTGTTCCAGACGCTTTTTGTACAGGTTTCTTACCTGAAAAACCTGGTTTTTGATCAGGAATCATGGCAAGCATATCGTTCAAGCCAGCTAAATCAGCGGCATATTTTGTTTTCAATGTTGCAGACTGATCAGCTTTCACTTTACCAGCTACAACCGCAGCATCAACAGCAGAAGCTACTTGAGTAGCTAAAGCTTGAGCTTCAGATTCTTGACGCTCTGTTGCGTCCGCTTTTAAGGCTTCTAATTCATCCTGAGCAGTTTTCAACTGCGCAGTTAAATCATTAACCTTGGTCTGCAAAGCAGTAACTTGTCCAGCTTTCGCTTGCAAATCCTTAATACTCATAGCCGCATCTATATCATCGGCTGTTTCGCCGAGACCGATCATGGCTTTGAGTTTCTTAGTGAAATCACTCATTGCTTTTTGAGGTTTGTTTTGGGTTTCGGGTTTAAGGGCATTAGGCAAACTCTTGTATTGAGCAGCTAATTTCATTCTGTCAGGCTTGTAATTCGCAACCTGTGTAAACTGTTCTATGTCATCAACAAAACCGATAGCGAGAGCTTGATCAGCACTCATCCAGTTTTCCTTGTCAACCAAATAAGCGACTTCCTCAACTGTTTTTTTGAGCTTGTCCGCATACACTTTTTTGAATCGTGCAATAGTTGATTCAACAATATTTTTTGCTTGATCTAAATCTTCTGGTGTTGAATAACCAGGATTAACAAGAGGCGAATGAGTCATTATCCAACTGAACTCATTAGCAATAACAACATCACAAGCGCACATTATAATCGTAGCTGAAGAGGCACAAAGAGACTCGATGTAACAAGTCACTTTGCCAGTGTGCTTTTTAAGCAAAGTGTAAATTTGAAAAGCTGTAACTGGGTCACCACCTTCAGAATTGATACGAATCTCAACAGGCGCACCCTCAATCATATCATTAAGAATCCAACGAACATACTCAGACACGCCAGTCCAAGACTCAATTGGTCCCTCAATCGATAGCACGTTTTTATTATTCTCAGCTTTTAACGTTAAAAAACTCATTAGATCGCCTTAATTCTAGATGTTACAATAGCAACCGCAGGGTCAAAATCCTGCTCACTTGCTATTTTTAAATTGGAAGAAATTGGCCAGATGCAGCCATTGATTGTTATCGTTTTCCCTTTAAGAGCTTCTGTTGTCCAATCGATTAAATCGAGAATAGAGCTTGCATTTGCTCCAGCTCCAGCATCATTTTTTGAAAACAATACAAAGTCAACTAAGACGTCATTTAAAGCTGCGCCACGTCCTAAAACATCATCTGAGCTTACTTCAGCATCAATTACAGATACGTATAAAGACGGCATAAACTTCACTAAACCTTTAGGGTTACGAAGCTGGCCAGCATATTCTTTAATCACAATTGGCGCATTGGCAGGAGTTGCAATTTTAGCAGCTGCCAATACAGCGATAACCTGTGTTTGAATCGCTTTTAGAGACATGCGTCATCCTCCAGCTCAACAATAGATCGGGAGAAGCGGCGGGGGTTCGCTCTGAACAGTCCCTCAACACGCTCTTGCTCCTCGGCTCCCGTTTTTGGTAACACGTCAATCTTATTCGACGCTATAAACTCTATTTGTTTCATTAGGCCGTCCCACTCTTTTCTGCGCTCTTCATCAAATCCAAGCTCGCGCCATTTCATTAATTGCAAATAAGCGCCGTGAGTGTTTAGGTCATTTAAAAAATCATTGGTGCTATCAAGTTCAGTTAAGTCATACCACTTTCTCAAAGCTGCATCCATCAAGCCAGCAAAACCATTTATTGCAGACTCAACAACAGTTGTATTTACGGTCGTGCCTGTCGAGTCGCCAGTAAGTTCTGCGATTCGTGAAGTGCCGTAGCGAGTAGTAAGATTTGATGTACTTGTATAACTCATAACACCCCTAATTTGCTAAACCTAACTATGAGTTAATTCCTAAATACCCCATTTAGCGATTAATTAAAGCGATTTTGTGCGAATTTTAACCCACGATCAATACAAACCAAAATTAGGTGCGACCATGCCCAAAATATATGACAAAAAATTCAAAGCGCAGGCGAAAAATTTATACGTGTTCAAAAACATGTCTTTTGAAGACATTGCCAAGACGCTAAAAGTTCATGTAAACACACTGAGGAAATGGTCGCAAGAAGACAACTGGGATTCCATGATCGACCTCAAAAACGCAAACTCTATGCAGATTGAAGTTCATGCGATTGAGCAAATTGCAATGATACTTATGCGAGTAAATGAGGAGGCTAGAATTTTAACGCCTGGCGAAGTGGACACGATTGCCAAACTTAGAAAGCTAATCGAAACAACGAACGCTGAAGCTGCATTCGCATCGAACGCAATCGAAGCGACCAGCTTGTTCATGGACTTTTTGCGAGAAAAAGCACCTCATTTACTTTCTGAAGTAAGTGAGTTTGCTGTTGAGTTTGCATCGAGCATTGCAAGCCGTCACATGAAAGGCTAAGATGAGATGAGCAAAAAAACAGATCTCTTACTTTCTAAACAACTTCTCGAACTTCAAGATCGTCTAAGTCGAGAGACCGCACCCTTTAAAGATGTTTCACCTGAAGGAATAAAAAAGCGATACAGAGAAACCCTGCACGATACCGATGCTTGGGGTAAACTCTACATGCCTCATTATTTCGATTCGCCAACTCCTTCTTTTCATGTCGATATTGATGCAGCTCTCGACTATCCAGAAAAAGTTGTGTTTGTCTTGCATGGTCCACGCGAACACGCAAAATCTGCACGAGCAAGAATTAAACTGCTCAAAAACATCTTGAACGGTCAAGTTAAATATTGGCTATTTGGCTCTGAAAAATTATCACTTTCTTGGGATCATATTGATTATCTATTTATCGAAATGGTCGACAATCGCTATATCACGAGCGATTACGACATCACGGTTCAACAGCGCAACGAACAAAAGGGTAAGCTTCGCTTTAGAGTTTTAAATAAATCAACTGGCAAAATACACACGGTTTTGCTTGAAGCTGTCAGTTACGAAACTCAGGTCAAAGGTAAACTTTTCATGAACCTTAGACCGCAGGGTGCAACAATAGACGATTTAGAAAATACCCGAAGCGCCAAAAATGCAAGTACTGGAGCCGAGAAGTGGACTTGGGTACTTCAAGAATTATTCGGAGCTGTAACAGGTCCTGTATTGTGGCTAGGGAATATTGGCCGTGAAACTTCTGCCATGTACCAAGCCATGCTGGAGTGCTTCGATAATAACCAAGAGAAGTTTAAGAAGTTCGCCAAAAATGGTAGTGTCCCTGGTCAATTCGCATTGCTCTGTAATTACGGTAATGGACGACACGAAGACATCGAGAACAAAGATGTTAAGATTTTCCCCTTACACTATCGAGCAGATCGTACAGGCGAATCTGGACACGTTCATTATTTGTGGCCAGAACGCTTTCCTGAAAGTTGGTACAAGAATACAGAAGCAACACTCGGTTACAGGTATCAAGGTGAATTTAATGGAGTTCCTAAAAAGCCTGGCAAAATCTTTTCTTCAGATCAGATCGGTAATTATACCAATCTCCCAGAGTCGGCAGTATGGTTCACTTGGCTCGATATGGCTTGGGGTCGATCAACACATTCGGCATACAAGTCTTGGATAATTGGCTGCTATGATGGCAAATATTTTTACATGGTTGAAGCCTATTGTAAACAAGGCACGAGCGCAGTCGATGTTATTGACCGTTGGTACGAAGCCTTTGAACGCTGGAACGAGGCAGGTTTAAGAGACGGACAATACGAAGGTACATTTGCCCAAGATGAACGTTTTGAAAACGATTTATTTGAGGCAGAATTAAGACACGGTTACCGATTACCAGTGTGGCCTGACTCGAATCCTGGAGAGAAATTTGCCCGAATCGAAAGCATGGAAGGGACTTGGAACACAGGCAGAATACTGTGGGCAGAACAAAGAACGAAGGATATGGACACAGTTATTGGGCAGGCATTAGATTTCCCAGACGGTGATTATGTCGATGGCCCCGATGCACTAGAAGCCCTAATTAATCGGCTTAGAAAACGGTTTTCAACAGGAAAACAAACCTATGAATCGCTTGGTAAGCGGCGCACAGCTTACACCAAAAGGAGATAAAAATGAACACAAACCCAAGCAAAACAACAGTTACTAAATCAGGCGTTCGTACACCTATTCGTTTGCCTATGGCAATTAAACCGTACGATTTTCAACGTGCATGGAAAGCTGCACAGACAGGATTGCCCGATAAATATTATGCGATTCTTGAACACATGTTACGCTTCGACGATCAAATCGGGTCAGCCATGCAACAGCTTACTTCAGGTGTTCTATCTGGAGGCATAAATGTGATGCCTCGTGAAGACGCTGGTGAGGCAGGTGTAATTCAGGCAGCTATATTTCAAGAAATCTTTGATGATCTTGATATTGAGGCAATGATTGAACACCTCATTACGGCACACTATTTTGGATTCACAGCTGTAACATTTCCTGCCGAATCCTGGGAAGTAAACAACTACCAAGGCCGTTCTATTCTTGCACCAATCACGTATGAGATACTTCCTCAATCATGGATTTTTGCACGAAAAGTAAACAAGCAAGATGAGTGTACGAGTTTATTTATTGGAGACTCAGCCTTACATGAATTGCCCATTGGTGCAGTTTTAGTGAACAGTGAGCGTAAGATTATTTCTTACCAAGACATCGATTTTACAGCGTATGGAAAAGGTGCAGCAGTGGCACGTTTGGCAGTCTTCAAGTACTATGACGTTGAAGATTGGGCAGGCTTTAACGAAGTATTTGCACAACCTTTAATCCTTGGCAAAACAGGACCAGGAGGTGACTCAAAGGTCGTAAAAGAAGCCGTGATGAATATGGCATCAGATAGCCGTGCTGTAATTGGGCAGAACGACACTATTGAATTTCCTGAAGCTAACAAAACCTCAAGCGCCGAAACCTACGAGGCATTTTGGAACAAGCTGGATAACGCAATTTCTAAAGTGATTAAATCCGAATCGCTAACAGATAACATTGCAGGAAGTTCACACGGTTCAAATGGAGCAGCTAAAACAACGAATGGAATTCGCCTTGATGTGGCTCTAATGTTGTCTAAAAAAGTAAGCCGAAACATTCGCAGAAAGCTTATGCAACCAATCGCAGACCTGAACTTTAAAGGTCAATTATTATGTGATTTTGTACTAAAACCAAAAAGCGACTCAGACATCTTGAACACGGTTCGAGCAATGAATGAAGCTGGCAAAAAAGTACCCTTGAGTAAAAAACAATACTACAAAAAAGCTGAACTCATTGAACCTTCAGAACCTGAAGATACGATTGCTGTTCAGGCAAATCTAGGAGGCTTATTCTGATGTTTCAAGACGATTATTCATACAGCAACATTGTTTCTAAAATTCAAAGTGACGAACAGGAAGCGCGGAAAGCTATACTCTTTCTAATTCATAAAATAAGAGTTGCACAAAGCGATATTGAAGTTGCACAAGAAAAATTGAGATTTGCAGAAAGTGAATTACAAATATTTAACAATGCAGTTGAAAAGGTTTTTCAGCACATGAAACTTCCTGACGAAATTACATTAATAAATCATCATAGAATTATAATTATGATGAAAAATGGGAAGTTTCAAAAGCGCGAATTGAGCCTAAGAGAAAAACTATGAATATAAATCAAGCCGATGTAGATCGCGTAAAAAAACGCTTAGAGGTTGCTGTAAAAGATGCCTTAACCGAGAAAGATGCCAAAGCAATTATGGCAGAAGTGCAAGGAATTATTTTGCTCAGAACCAGAAAGGGGAAATTCCTAGAAGGTTCAAAAACTCCTGCAAAATACTCAGCTGGCCACGCTCGATTAAGAAAAAAACTTGGTCTACCAACCGAACGCGTCACCCTTTTTATGGGTGATGTCGGAGTACTAGAAAGCATAAAAGGCAAAGCAGAAAGCAACAATACAGAGTTGACACTAGAAGTTGGCTACCTCGAGAACAGCGAAGCCAGGGCACGCCAAATTGGTATCTGGCTAGATGACGAAGGAGCAGGAAAAACAAAAGTCCGGTACAGACACATCGGACTAACAGACGCCGAATCTGATAGAGTGATCAGTAATCTGAAAACGAGAATAGGCAAAAGTATTAATCGTGCGAACACTTAAAAAACTATTCCTCTTAATCCTATTCATCGCCAGTTGCAACACAATTGAGCGCACACGAACTCAAACCGAAAGAATCGACACAGTATTCGTTTCCGTTCCACGAGCGTCCTACGCGCTAAAAAAAGACGTAATCCTAAGTGATACAGTTCTAATCGAAGATGAAAAACTAAGCATCAAACTAATTCGATTTCACTATGCAGCTGCAGGGGATTCTATAACCGTAATAGCTGCTATTAAACCCGACACCGCGCTCATACCCATAGAACAAAAAACAATCACGATAAAAGAAAAAGACACCAAAATCATTAAAGAAAAACCCTTAGAGCTGTATTTGATCATTGTCTTTTTAATCGCGTTCATTGTTATCATTATTCGAGTCTCTAAATAAAAAAAGCCTGAGTTAATCGCTCAGGCTTTCGTTTAGTTGGATAATTGTTTCTGTTTTACTTCCTTCTCGAAGTCTTCCCATGCGAAGTATAAACCCATTTCTAACTCTTCGTCATCCTCTCTTAGTTTTTGCATGGCCATAAAAACCATAGATTTGAGGATTACAAAAGACTTGTACTCTAATTGATGAGTAACGGGTTGTGGTTTTTTTTCTGCCATATTAACGTACTCCCCTCTCGTCTAATCTTCTTCTAACTGTGCGAGAAGATGTACCTAACTGGATAGCTATTGCTTCACAAGAGAACCCATCTAAAAACAAAGAAACAGCCTTTTCAATATCAGTATCAGTGAGTTTATTACCGTTTCTTTTCTTGCGAATAACACTACGCTGAAGTTCAACATTATCTTCTTTTAACTGCATAATGTGTTCAATCAACTTAACCTTATCTTGTAAAAGCGATATAGCTAAATCTGCATGTGATGTCGATTTTGTAACTACGTCTAAAGCATAACCGCCCGTTTTGCGAATCGAAGGTAAAACTTCTGAAGTTACCCATTTGCGAAACGCTTGCGCTTCGGGTTTTCTTGATTTAAAAATGAGGTTGTACAAGCCCGATTCGTTCACACAAATCATTTCTTTTTCGCCATAACTTCCCCTCACAATGTGAGGGTACTTTTCATCATCATCAAGCATACGATAAGCGTTATCTGGCTTGTCAAAACCCAAAGCCTGGGCAACGTGTGCGGCAACAAAGAGAGGAGAATTAGGGTCGCCGACAACTTGAATCTCATTATTGTTAAATGAGAAAGAAAGGGAAAGATTGGAATTCATAATATTTGATTTTTTGGGAGTTTAAATTTAAGTGAGTGGCGCTCCCAAGTGCTCAAATACATAAACACTGACTGGATTGGTTACCAGTCACGCCACTCAGTTAATGAACTTTATTTGCTATAAACAAAAAAAGCCACAGAATGGCTTATTGATTCTGTATTTGTAATCGTTGGGAACGACATTTCAATGGTATATGTATTTTGCATAAAAGTCAAGTTTTAAAGAGTTAGACAAAGAAGCCCCTTTCGGGGCATGAATTAGTTATTAGGGTATGTCTTATCGTACATCTTCTGAAATGTTGAAGCGTACCAAATAACTCCAGCTGCAATAAGGTATAATGCAACGGTCTGCAAACCGCGATTTATAGACTTGTTTTCGTCACGCCTTTTTTCTTCTTCTCTTGTAGCTTTTAATTCAGCAATCAAAGCTTTCATATCATCACCTTCCTGCTCTTTATTCTCGAAAGGCGCAATATCTACTGGAGCAGCATAGCTTTCAGTTAGAGGAACTTTCGATAAATTTTGTACCAAGGCTGCATCAATAAATCCAAGAAATTCACCATTCTCGTCAACCGTTACAAAATAACCACGTTGTAATTTAACACCGTAAACAGTAGTGCCAACTTTTAAGGTCTTACGAATAGCTGCATCAGGATTAGAACTGGCCATTACTGGAGCCTCGTCAATCGTTTTTAGCGTATCCATTTCAGGATATTTTTCAATTAATGTTGAGCTTTGAGCCTGTGCCAAAACAGGAATAAACAAGAATATGATTAATAGAGTTTTCATGAGTTTAAGCCTTTTCTTTTGAGTTTAAAATAAGTTTTGCCGTTCGCATCTTTATGAGAATCGAAATAATCCTGAAGAGCCAAATTACCGTGCGCCTTATGGCAATAATCAAGAGCTTCCTGGTACGTAAACAACTGATTCACATTCACGACTGGCATTTTAGAACGTTGCCCTAAAGCAGCTTTCTTTTGTTTAAGTTTAATCCATTGTTCCAAAGTTAAGGAAACGGAGCTATATTTTCGCGCTAAAGGCAAATGATTTTCCATTTCCAACAGCGTCTCTCTAATCTCATCACGAGAATAGAGGTGTACCAAGCGTAAAGCTTGTTTCTTGTCCATCTGTTTTTTAAGCTTTTTAACATTCTCCAAGTCGTTAGATATAAACTTGAGCAACAGGTCAGCCAATTGATCTTCATTAATTTCAGCCATGAGCATATAAGCGTTTATGATTAGGATTCACTTTCTTTTCCTCCAGTTCTGGGAAAAAATCGCTATTAGTCGTTTTCTCCATCATTTCCATGTACTTCAGCTCTGTATTAGCTGAGTTAATGATTGTCTGCGCCAAGGTAGCCACAACCTTAGCCTTAGTCTCTGTCATACTTGACTCTTCATCCTTAACGAGCTCAATAGTCTCGAAAAGGTGATCTCTTAAATCTGCAAGGGTTACTTTTTTTCCCATTTTCGATTGATCTCCATGTTTAGTTTTCTAGTTAAATAACTTACTTCTTGTAATTCTTCAGGCTCTTGTTTAACACTATTGCGAAGTACATTTTCAACAGTGTCAATCATTTCCAAGTTCTCGATTGAGCAGTTAAGAGAACTTCCATCTTTAAACGTAATGAGCATACCTTCAGGGATAGGCCCATTGTTTTCAATCCATACAAGGCGGTGCAAAAACTCCCATTTTTTATGAGCTAATTTCTTTTTCAAATAGCCATAATGATCTGTGATAATTGTACCAACTGGCAGTGTATTATGAGGCAAATTGCCTTTTTTAAAACAGGTTCGGTTAATCTGTCCTGGGAATTTCTTACCCTTATTTGCAGGTACATTTCCCTTTTTAAATTGGCCATTGTGCGGTCTTCTAAGCTTCAGCTTTTTAGCTTTTCCCAAAATGCCCGACTCTGTTCTGCCAAGTTCTTCAGCAATTTCAGCAATAGGCATACTGGCAAAATTGTCTTTTAAAAAAAGTACTTCAGCAGCGGTGTATAGATCAGCCATTTTTCCTTTTCCTTTCTTCACGATCGGCAATAGCTTTGTCAACTGCTTTTTCAAGCTCCTTACTTTTCACCAACCACTCTTTTTCGCGAGTGTCGAAATAATTTGTCTGAGCCGTTCTCATGTCTTTTACCATTTTCACAAATTCAATTATTGTCATGATAGTCCTCAATCCAGTATTTAATTAGATCAATCATTAATTTGATTACAGCTGCTATCATGTAAGCAACGCATGCTCCAAAAGAGAATAGAAGTAAAAAAGCAATAAACAGCCCTGCATCTGGTCCAATCATTTTACTTTCCTTTCAATTTGCATTTTCGGTTAGTTTCTGAGTCAGGAAAAAACACTGCTCAGCTTTAGCATTCCAGTCATCAGCTTTACTGAGACTTGTAGAACTTCCATAGCCATTTTCACGAGCCATTCTAGCATTCTTAGCACATACTTTCGCATGTCTCTCTAACAGCATTGCAAGCAATTCAAAATCACTCTCTGTTATCTCAACAGTAAATTCACGTTCACTCATAATTCAACATTCAAAATTTATAATTCAACATTATTCTGGTACAGAAAGCCCATCAACACTCTCAATCTTACCATTATACTTAGCAGCTTCCAGCTCCTCATCCCAAGCAGGGTCAACCCAAAGCCAAGAATGAATGCAGTTATAACCACCAGCATAATGAACAACATCAAGCCCTTGTCCGTTGCTCATTTGTTCAATTTCCAAACGAGAAAACACTTTGCCAATACAGCGAAGACAGAAAGGACGAGTATTAACACGAGCATCACCATAATAAAGCGCCCAATCTAAACCGACCTCACGAGCCACGCCATCACGCCAAATACGATTATAACCGCTTACTGCCAGCCTGGCATTTGTCCTGGCATAGTGCATTGGTTTCTTAATCACATCAAGAATTGCCTCTTCTAACAGAGCACGATTCAAGGAACCTTCAGCTAATTGCTTTTCAAAAGCCTGAACCGTAGCGTCAAATAACTCTTGTTTCACGCTTCCAAAATTGCTCTCAAATGATTTACGAAGCGCTTTAGCTGCTCTAGTATTCGTAATAGCCTCAGTAATATTCGGCATCACCACACCAACTGATGTATAAAAATCAGTTGCCGTATCAACAATCTCATTAAAATTAGATTGAATATTCGTGAGCAAATCTTCATTAATAAAATCAGCTGAATCACGTAAGGCAGCCTCAACCACATCACGAACGGCAGACTGATCAGAAACTTCACCAGCAACACGAATCAAATTCTCAATAAAAGCCTCCTCAAATTGAGTTAAAGCAGGGTCGTCATACGTTCCAGCAAGAACACGTTGCACCTCTTTTTCCAAATCTTCAATAGCTTTAAAAACCTTACTCATCGAATAAATCCGTTTGATTTTCTAGTTGTTTTTGCTTCATGCGTTCATACGCATCAAGATGTTTTTTCACGTCTCGGCGTTTATTCTCATTCAAAAAAGTATTACGATAAGTGAATGAGGTGAGACAGTCGTAATTCGTGCAGACATATACACGAATTTCACTCAATTGAGACTCTCCAGGAGGTATGTATTCCCGAGTCTCAGCAACAAGGCATTTACTTCCGCACTTGAAACATACCATTCAGGTTCTTCCTTACATTGAAACTCGTGCGATTATCAGTAACAAAAACCAATACTTTTCTCTTTCCAGATCGCACTTCTTTAACATCGTGAGATGCAGACCATTCATTCATCTCTTTGCGTAAAGAACATACTAAATCGTATGCCCAAATCTCATTATAAATTGCGTCCATTGTGTTCAGCCCATCGTTTAACACTTCGCCAATTAGAACAGCCGCGAAATTCTTCAATCCCGCGCCCAGATTTCACAGCTGCAATAACAGCTTCCTTACTAGCCAATCGAGAAGTATTCTCAACAGCCTTAACCGTTTTCGGTACAGACAGAGCACGCTCTGTCTCACTATTCTCAGAATTCCTAGCACTCTGTACAGAAAGGGCACGCTCTTTCTGTTTACTCTTCACCTGCACAGCCTTCTCAACGCGCTCTTCTCGCATCATCCCGATATAGCTAATCATACCAACCAGAACAGGAAAAATCGAACCAGAAACAAGCGCTCTAAACCAATTCAATTCCCAATAAGCCCACACATTTACATAAACCTGAAAGCCAATTAACACGAACAAAGCAGACCAAGTCATCTTCAATGCGGTCTTATTTTTTTTGATGTGTTCATCTTTCAGAAAGTAAAAAAGAGCTACAACGAGAACGTCAAAACTAGCAGATAAAGCCAAGCGAACGAGCCAATGATCAGTCTCAAAAAACTGATACAAGTGAACAGACATTACCACGAGAGGAACAGCCACAAGAAAGTTAATTTTTGAAATTCCCAACTTCATGCTGCATTGCCAAGTATTCAGTTTCAGTTATAATCGAACTCGCATTCAAAAGCACTTTAGCCAAATCAGCGTGTACAACTTGCATCTGCACCATTCCTGCAAGAGTAATTGCAAGTACGTGCTTAGGCTGTTGCATAAGCACGTTTGCATCGGATAATAATGGTCTGATGTCAATTTCTGAACTCATTACTTCAGAACCTCATACTCTAGTGTTTCTTCATTGTATTCTGAAATCGTAGTGTACCATTTACCTTTGGTTACATGGATACAGGAATTCAAAATCTCATGAGCTTTGCGCACACGCTCATCGTGTAAATCGTCTGGTGACATCGACAAAAACGCCTGCAACTCAGGAGTATATTTGAAGTGTTTACCGCCAGCCTTATTGCCAAAAAACAAGCTTTTTAGCATAGTAATAAGCACTACAATGTCGGGGGAAGCATCAACAGAACTCGTTTCATATTCATTAATAAAATCCTGCAAAAATACTTTTGCTTGATGAACGCGATCGTCAAAAAAGCGACGTGAAGAGCGACCAATGTTAAAACGAAACTTACCGTCTGAGGTATAAAGCGTCATAGATTCTTGCTGATCTTCAGGCTGCAACTTCTCATTGCCAGCTTCAATTATTCCCTCGATAATCGTCTCTTTAACGAAACAGTCAAAATCTTTCTGAGCATTAATCAAGCGCAAATATTCACGCATAATTTGCTTCATAAGCATATCTGTTTGAGCTGGTGTCGTTGTAAGCTCTAACATTTTTCGATGCACTTTCTTTTTGGGCTCAGTGCGAAGCCGAGATGCTTCAGTTGACATAGTGTACAAGTGATTTTAATTGTTGTTTGATTAAATTGTTGACAAATTCTGTCAAATGTTGCCCTGTGGTAAGCTCCATAAATCGCTGTGTAAAAGCGTTCATAGCAAATTCAGCACTCCAAGGCATGAGCAGGTTTGTACCATAAAAGAAGGAACTGATTTCAACATCACGCAAATACTGATCTGCTGTATGTACACTCTCAGGCATAGCACCTTTAAGCTGAAAACGCTGAGAAATAACCTCCATAACCATTTCCTCAAGCTTTGAAAACTCAGGAACAAGCAGCTTAACAGGTGCAATAATGTCACCCAAATAAGCTTCAGCCGCATCGTGCAAAAGTGCCCAAAGAGCGTCTTTTTCCTCGACTAAATAAGATGCCAGGACACAATGTTGAGCAACAGAATAATGATGCACCGTGTGGCCGTTATAACGGCAAATTCGAGACAATGAAATAGCAATGTCATTCAAATCAACCTCATCAATAAACAGATTTACAGGGTCAATATGGCGATGAGAAGCAGTTATGATTTTCATGCTTGCACCTCTTTAGCAGGGTAATCTTTCAAATAACTAGCTTTTGAAAGCTCGAAAATCTCATCTGCAAAAAGACTTTTTAAACCACTAGCCATTTTCAACTTACCAGAACGTTCAAGCTCAAAGTATTGATAAGGGTGTAGGTTAATTATAACAGTTCCCTCGACATTTGTAGAACCAACTCCTTTTAAAATGCGATCACCAAACCAAATAAAAGTAGAATCTCCGAACAAAAGTTTACACAAGTCTTCAGAACCTTCGATACCTAAGTAAGAAAACTCAACGTAATCCTCGCAAGGTTTACAATTTTTCTTGAGTTGATAATAGCCTCTCATTTTTCTGTAAGATTTTAGAGAAGTTTTACCTGAAGGATTTTGCAAAACAAAACTACCATTCAATGAGCCAACGTCTTGAAAGCCTAGCTTTTCAGCTAACTCACTAGCACGAGCAACTGCTTTCTTTCTCTTCTCAAAGAAATCAGTAACAATTTTAGAAGCTTCAGAACCAGCCTCAGCTTTCCATTGAAATTCATTCAGCTTAACCATTAGAAACCTCCTGTTCATTAAGCGATTCTGCAATTTTTAAGCGAAGAGAATGCAATGTGCCTTCAATATACCCTGCCATAAAAGCATGATCAGCCAACTGCAACTTTGATTCTTGATTAAACAAAGTCGCATTAATAGCAACAAACTGCTCTTTACGAGCCAAAGCCGCCTCAAAACGATTAACCTTATCCTGAGCATTCATCTGATTCAAAAGAATCAAAGTAGCCTCACTAAGTTGAATATGTTTCTCACCCATTTCTTACCTCGATTTTACGTCCATTTGTACTTAATTCATTTCTATCTAAACTCTCTACAAAAGCAACAGCAACAGCTGCAACCTGTATAAGTTCTTCTCTTAGATTTTTTAATCCAGCAGAGTAAAGTTCACCTACTTCTTTATTTTTAAAACGAAGACGTTGTTTAAAATAAACCTCACATGCCTCTTTAGCAGACTCGCCAACCTCTTCAGTTAAAATCGCCATCCATGCAACAGTATTGTGATTCTGTTGTCCAAATTTGTCATCCTGCTTAGCACGTTCTTGAAGAACCTCATCAAGAACTGCATTAATTACTCGAACGTAATCGCTGTCAAGCCCTAGACTCCCGACTCCAGACTCCAGACTCCTATTCAAACTATCCATTAGTCCCATCCTTTCTTACACCAAAACGTCCAGCTAAATCTTCAAGTGCAGAAGCATCAACACTTAACTTTTCACCACGTCTGCGAGACTCTTTTCTCTCAGTCGGCCAAGGGAAATAAGTAACATCTAAAGCATCTGTACCCAACATTTCAGCGGTCAACATAGCCTCGCGAATAGCGTGTACAATATCACCAACTTGCTCAAATCGAGAAGACAAAGCAGAAGCAATTTCGTTGTTAATCAAGCCAGAGCCAATGAATTTCGCAATGTGCGCACGAGAGCCCTGAGCATATTCAAAAGGCATCTGAATAACACGCTTACGAATCTCAGCATCACTTTGAATCTTCTTTTCAAGTGAAGGTTGTCCAGTCAAAATGATAGAAATTAGATCACTTTGTCCCTTGAATTTGTACTCCCAAAGGCGTTTTAAAGCCTTTAGAGTTGCAAGGTGTAACTCGTGAGCTTCATCAATCAAAAGCACGATATGATTGCCTTTAACCTTAGCAGCTGTAAGAATGTCAAGTACTTGTAACATTCTCATTTCTTTTCCGCGCTTTGGTGAAGCTGTACCAATAAATTCCAGTCCTGTCGTGTAAATAATCTGATTCAAAATCTCAGAGATATTGATACCTGTGCGCTCTGGCCAGTATAGATTAACAAATCGGCAACGTTCACGACTTCCAGACTGAATGCGAGATAAAGCGAAATCAACCGCTGTTGTTTTTCCACTCATAATCGGTCCATAAATAGCCAACCACTGAGCATCTTCAACCGCACCTTCTAATGCAGCATGTATTTTCTTAAAAGTCGGAGTAGCTTCAAAAAAACCAGTAGGTTTTACTTTTCCGAAATGTTCGTATAGATACTTTTCAATTTTCATGTGTTCATTTTTTTAGAGATTAACCAACCGCTTTGCGCAATTGATCAACAGTTTTTTGAGTCAATTTGCCTGACTCATGAGCAGTTTGTACAAGTGTCTGTATAATTTCAGGAATCTCATTCCAGCGACAGCCAAGCGCCGTACACAGATACTTTTTAGCTTCATCCAAGCCAAGAACAGGCTCAGATTGTTCTGTGAAAGCCGTTTCAGCTTTCACTTCAACTTGTTTAGTAGTAAGTTTTCTTACATTCGTGTGTTCAGTTGGTAAGGTCAATTCGATACCAACCGCATCTGCATTAAGAGCAACCTCACGTTGAGTTAATTGCTGTCTTAATGTCTCAGCAGGTTTTGTCCGCTTCATTTCACTTTGAACCAATGGCCAAATATCAAAGCTCGTAGAAGTACCATTCGGCAACTCTCCAACGCCTTTCATGCGACCCATTGCATCAGTAATTACCTGTATTCGACTCATCACAAAGCGTTTATCATCAATCTCATACAGTTCATTATTCAGAGAAATACAACCTGCTGCATCAACAGATCTATATTGTTGCTTAAAGAGAACCTCATAAATATCTTGCTCTAAATACCGATTACCTAAAGCAATATCACCTTTATTTGCTGCGACTTTACGCTCTTGCAAACCTAATTCGTAACGCTGTTTAATAGAAGATCGACGTACAATAGGGTGCGCCTTCTCATTAATTTTCAACATTTCAGAATAAGCCAACAAATTCAAGTCCGTAAGACTGATTTCACGAATCTCTTTAGCCTGTAAAACTTGATGAAACAATAATTCAGACTGCCAATAAGAGCGAAAACGGCGCTCAATTTTACCACCAGATTGATGAATCATTTCACGTTCAGACTTGGATGCTTTTAAAACAACCTCAACACCTAAGCGTCTCATACCTTCAGTAAAAGCCTCACTTTTACCAACAGCACCTTGATCTAACTCCATTTTGGCAGGCAATGCAAAAGCTTCAAAATTCGCATCATTGCGGAAATAACACGCATTAAAAAACTCAGCAACCATTTGCAAACTTTCACCAGGAGAAACAAAGTATTGAATGAACGATCTACGAGACCAAGTATCAACCAAAGCTGACAACCAAAGCTTCATTTTTTGCTCACCTTGCTTGTTTTTGTAAGGATTAGCAATACTTTTTCCAACTGGAGTAACAACCCAATCACTCTCACCACGCTTAACAACGCCAAAGTATTCACTAACGGAAAAGTCAAGCATGTGAACTTGATTCACATGTGAATCTTCAAATCGAGAATAAGCACGAGGAGCATTAAAGCCCAACTGACGTAACCGCTGATTGACAGTAGTTGCATTCAATTGTCCAGGCTCAACAACTCCAGACTGTTCCGCTAATCGAATAGCATCTTCAGTACGCAAATAACGTTTATTACGTCCAACAGAACCTGCTTGCACCTTTAAAGCGCCAACATCAAGAATAAGAGCAGAATCAATTTTAGATTCACGAGGGCTTTTTTTTGAACCTTTAGTAACATCCAACCTACGATATAACGTTGCAGCAGATACACCCAAATCCTTTGCGTATTTCTCAACCAACTGGCGAGAATTACCGTGACCTGCACTTAGAATTTGTAAGCGAATATCGCGCAATAGTTCGTCTTTTATTTCAACCTTGGCTGGCATGTCTAAACCCTTAATAAGTGATGAATAACTCTGAATAACGTTGTCTGTATAGCTCCATCAAGTCGTAAAAACCATTCAGGAACTTAACCAACTCAGCTTGATTCTCAGGTAACAACTGATCAGCTTCAATCCTATTCAGATTGAGCATCATATCTTCAGCTTGTTTATTCAATTTGCTATAAGACTCACGAAAGGCAGAAACCTTCTCACGAATTGGCTCATATTTTTTCAAGTCCTGTAAATCAGACATAGTTGAATCCAATTCACGTTGCTTAATTTTGAGCTGCATTTGCAATTCATCAGCCTCTTGCGATTTCTCGCGAAGCTTTTTAAGCTCATCTTTCAAATCATTAGCTGATCTGCGAGAAATTTCATCAACAGACAATTCCCGATCTTCAATAACAATCGAACCATCAGCAACCAACTGCTGAAACTTTTCAGACCCAGCCTGAATGATTTGTCTAAGCTTCAATACACCCAAATTTGCAACAGAGTGTGAAATCGATTTCACACTTTTCTCACCAGAACCCAATGCCTGGCGAAACTCCCGACCAATCTGAGCACTTAAATAAGCCATTCTATCACTCGTGCCAATACTAGCGAAGTATTCACGAGCTGTAGTGTAACCAAGGGCCAGATACAATTTATCGTCAACCATTTCACTAAGAGCAATGTAACTCTCAAGCATCGATTTCTTTAAATTTGCGTCAACGATCACAGCACGATCACGCATTTCCTGCGTTATCTGTACAATTTCTCCAGTCGAGTCATCAGTATATTGAACGACATCATTAGTCATTATTGATTTTCCTTAAATTATGGGTGTAAATTTTATCTAGTCCAGTGATCAGCTTTGTTGCAGCCTCTTTCGATAGAGCATTCGCAAAAGAGCTAACCCCAAGTTGTTTTTGAATAAATTTATTTAAATGATCTTCCGACCAAGTAAGAGCCTTAACTAACTCTTTAACTCTCCAAAGCTGTTTAGGAGAAATTCGCCAAGGATATTGAGCGCCAAAATCTGGTCTAGGAATCTCACCTGCATAAAACCGCAGATAAATCCAAAGCACCTTTAATTGCACCTTATTTAATTTCTTAGTGCTCTCAGTGCCAAACTCAGCAAACAACCAAGTCTTAAAATGTGCGCGATCTTCCCACACGCCACTTTCAATACACTTATTAATATAAATCTGTCGAGCTACATGATATTTACGAGCACGATAATCGATTTCAGCCATTATTTACCACCTTACTTATATAAGACTCGCTCACGCCAAACTGACGAGCGACTTCTTTTTGAGATATTTTTTTCGAGACCAGGCGTTTAATCAACATTGTCTCAGGGACCTGTTCAGCCAAGCGAATAAGCTTCAGATTAACGCCCTCTTTTTGAGCAAACCGATACACAGTTGCAAGGGAGCAACCGCACTTATCAGCTATTACAGCAGGATTTTTCTCCTGTCTAAGTAAAAAGACAGTCAATGGCTCACGCTGCTTCATGGCCTACCAAATTTTGAAGCCTTAAACTAATTTCAAGATTAGATCTTGAATCAAGGAAACTTAATGCAGCTGCCCAAACAGCGTCATTTTCCTTTTTCTTACGAATAATTCGAGATACGTAGTCATAACAATAGGGTGTACGTTCTGCAATTTTCTGTATGTCACCATACTGAAGCAGTGCAACCACTTTGTCCTTACTAATTTCCCGAGTAGAAATACTTTGAGATAATTGCGACATATTGTATTTTAGTTTAGAAGTTCGTAGTGTGTTCTAATTTCTATCGCAATATACTGCGATATGTCGCATATATGCAAATATATTTCGCGATTAATCGCATATTTATACTAATTTTTTTTGCTTGAGTATAAATCATCGTTTCAAGGAAGAGGTAACCAATTCTCCATTATCAGCGAGAAAAATTGGTCAATTGGCAGAAATAGCCGATCGGACTCTCTATGATGCGTTTAAGGATGGGCACGATTTCCGCATATCCATGCTAGAAAAAGTAAACGATGTAACACCGATCGATATAAATTATATCATAACAGGTGTGCGGAAAAGCGCAGAAAGTGTGAAATCGATTTCACACAATGAGACAAGTGTCCAACCAGATGGACAATCAGAAGACCTAAACAGAAGTGCGAAACCAGTTTCACACTCTAATACAGGAAGCGCAGCAGAACCAGGATCAATCTATGATTCAGAATACACTAAAGTTCCATTCTATAATGTGTATGCTCATGCTGGCTCAGGTCGCCTAATAGAAGATAGAGAGCCAATACAATTCTCATTTAGATCATACTTTATAAAAAACACGCTAAAATCAAGCTCAAAAGACCTATTCTTAATAAAAGTAGCAGGCGACAGCATGGAGCCAACGCTATATGAGAATGACACCATACTTATAGATCGATCAAGAAGATCAGTAGCAAGAGACGCAATATATCTAGTTCGCCTGGACGACAACTATCGAATCAAAAGAGTCCAAAAAATCGCAAATAATCAATATCGCTTAATATCAGACAATCAAATTTACCCACCAGTAGATATAAGCACAGGCCCCGACTGCGAAATAATAGGAGAAGTTACTTGGATTGGAAGAACACTAAACCCTTTATAAAAGATCAATAACACACCAAAAGTAACAACAAGAAACTGCAAGTAACAACAAGAAACATTTAAAACGGCCAAAAAATAAAGGGCAAAAAAGAACAAAACCCTTTAAATAATGAGAAAAAAGCCAAAAATAACCCTCTATTTGTCTCAATCCTATAATACATTGTATCTCGACCCCCTAATAGTTCATTTACCATCTCTTTTAGTTCATGGCTAGCTTTTAAATCCTTTCCAATGGTATCGTACATTGCTGTAGATGCGTTACTTGCATAACTTGTTTCTGGGCAAAAATAGAAGCTAGTCATATAACCCCAAT